CATTAGTTGGAGGCTTCAGATTGTCCCCATATCTGTTTTGATAACCTGAAATGAATCCACTATGAATAATGTAGGCTAAATGGCAAACAAGATGTAGAACACAGGTATGTATATCCCTCTAATGTATCACGATATGTTTATTTTAGACATGATGGCAAAGAATACAAACGACAAGAGGATATACCCGACGATGATAAAGAGATTGAAGTAATACCAATCAAATATGATGCCTTATACTTAATCAATGGCAGACGAAAAGATGCGCCACGTCTCACTGTGGAGGTGAAATCTGCCGAGTATGTTATTTTCGCTGATGAAGAAGGCAATGATCTTACAAAAATAGAAAACGGCGTAGAATACTTGATAAGTCAAGTATGGTATCATCTTGGCAAAGTAATAAGTACAGAGAACATTTAATCTAAATAGTCAAAAGCTGAGTCACAAGAGCAATTAACAGAGTTGCCGGGCCAAGACGAAATATGAATGGTGCCGGTTTAGGTGGAAGACTGGTAGCAAACCGTAGAAATACGGCAAGTGCTTCACAGTTAGGTAGTAGAGAACAAAGGCGATATGACTTAAATGTTGCCTTTAGTGGTGCAGGGGGTAAATGATGAACAAATATTTACTGTCTATGCAGATAATACAGAGTATCCGTGAAAAAACTGATACTGCTGTATTATATTATTCAGCCGGAGGTAAAGATAGTATAGCCTTATTGGACATGCTTGCTGGTATGTTTAATAAGGTTATATGCTATTATATGTACCTTATTCCCAACTTAGACCATGTCCAACCTTATATCAAATGGGCAGAAACAAAATACAATAACGTAGAAATTCGCCAAATAAAGCATTTTCAACGTGATTATTATGATGCCTGTGGATTCTTTCGTGAACCTAACATTTCAATCAAGCCAAGAAAAATTGGAGAAATAGAACAAGCTGTGAGAGAAGAAACAGGCATATCATACGCATTCAGCGGGATGAAAGGTGTAGATGGATACATGAAGCGGATGCGTTTAAAGAAATTCGCGAAGTCCAGTTATATAACAGACAAAGGTATGGTCTATCCTCTTGCATTATGGACGAACAAGGAAGTGCTTCAATATATTAGACTAAGAGGATTAATACAACCTTTTGTGTATGATCCAGGTGCTATAAGTCAAGGTTTTACCATTGATTTAAAAACAATGCTCATGATGCGAAACAAATATCCACATGATTTTAAACGTATTTTGGAAGAGTTCCCATACTCTGAAAAGCTAATTTTCGATTATGAATATAAACACAGAAAGTAGAGGTATTGAGTCAGAAAAAAATCGTTATCGGAATTAGAAAGTCAAAGAATGCGTATTCTGTATCGTGCAGCTCGTCAATATGGGCTAGGCACAAACAGACAGCATTCTGTACGTGATAGAGTCAATTCTGTTACAAGTAGATATAGAACAAATATGTTCAGATACTTTGGCTCAGACACGATTTCTCCTGCACAAGTAAAACAAGGAGTACCAAAAAGATTTTATGTAGGATTAAAAAACGCGCAAGGTAGTAAAGGATGATGACAAGAAATAAAATAACGCAACCGGAAAGTAGGGAGATACAACGAAGTATCATAAAATTTGCCAATTATAATCCCCGTAAAATTGCCCCAGAAGCTCGAAAGAACTTGAAAGCAAACTTAAAACGTATAGGATTATTGGGCGGTGTAGTTTGGAATGAAGTTACAGGTAATCTTGTATCAGGGCATCAGCGTATTTCGATTATGGATGAGGTGAATAAGTATAGCTCTGACACGAAAGAAAATGACTATCTAATTCGTGTTGAAGTAGTTCACATGGATGAAAAAACCGAGAAAGAACAAAATATCTTTATGAATAACAGAAATGTTCAAGGAGAGTTTGATTCCGATATGTTGAAAGAACTACTTGATGGCATTGATTATAATTATGCTGGGCTAAATGATTTTGACCTAAATATGTTAGGTGTCGGTGATATTGATTTTGCTGTAAATGATGAAATTTGGAGTAAAGACAATATTCTAAACGATTCACTATACAGTATAGATGAAATAACCAAAGAAGGAGAAGAAAATAAAAACATTGATCGTTCCGGGGACTTTTATAGCGATTCAAAAGAAAATCAGATTGCACGCCACAATGAAGTACAAAAAATAAAAGACAGAATAGGACGTCAAAATAGTTTTGAGAAAGACAATGGTATGTTAAGTTATGTCGTTTTGTCTTTCAAAAGTCCTACAGAAAGAGCGAACTTCATGGAAATGTTCGGTTATGGATTTGATGAACGTTATATTGACGGAAAGGAGTTTATGGATAGGGTCGAATTTGGAATTGAGTAATCAAAATAAACAGATACGCGCGCATGGGAAAGAAGCCAGACATATCGAAATTCAGAGAGGTCCTTCATAAAACAGGTGGAAATCTCTCTAAAGTTGCTGCTGTATTCAATGTAACCCGAAAAACCGTGTATGATTGGGCCAGAGCAGACAGCCAGTTCAAAGATGCTATCACCGACGAAAGAGGTTCTCTGGTAGATGAATGCCTTGTATCTGCACGTGTACTTGCGCTTGGTATCCCTGAGAAAGATGAAAATGGAAACTTTATCGGATGGCGTGAACGTCCAGATGGGTATATGATTCGCTATTTACTTTCCACATTAGGAAGAAAAGAAGGTTTTGGAGACCGAGAAGACGAAGATGCAGATATTCCAAAGGATATTGACCACGGAATTTCTATTGACTCATGGATTAAAGACAAACTGAAATGATTGTACCCCAAGCGATATATCATCCGCTATATACCGATAGCGAGAAGTTTATCATTCTCATTACCGGTGGTCGTGGTTCGGGGAAGTCTTTCAACGCTTCTACCTTCATAGAGCGGCTGACGTTCGAGATGACTCCCACAGAGAAGATAGTCCACCAGATTCTTTATACCCGTTACACGATGGTATCTGCCGGGATGTCTATCATTCCAGAGATGATGGAAAAGATAGATTTGGATGGAACAACAAAGTATTTCAAGACCACTAAAACCGATATTGTAAACCGGATGACCGGCAGTCGTATCATGTTCCGGGGTATCAAGACTTCTTCCGGGAATCAGACGGCAAAGTTGAAATCAATTCAGGGTATCACCACCTTTGTTTGTGATGAAGCAGAGGAATGGACCAGTGAGGAAGAGTTTGACAAGATTATGCTCTCCATCCGTAAGAAGGGAATTCAGAACCGGATTATCATCATCATGAATCCATGTGACTCCAATCACTTCATCTACAAGAAATACATCGAGAATACTCATCGGCTGGTGGAGATTGACGGCGTCCAGGTACAGATTTCCACCCATCCGAATGTACTTCATATCCATACGACTTACTTCGACAATATCGAGAACCTTTCTCCTGAGTTCCTGAGAGAAGTCAAGGAAATGAAAGAGAAGAATCCGGAGAAGTACGCTCATGTGGTTATCGGTCGATGGGCAGACGTGGCCGAAGGTGCAGTGTTCAAGAAATGGGGTATCGTGGATGAGTTCCCCATGTGGTGCAAGAAGGTGGCTATTGGACAGGACTTTGGTTATACAAATGATCCATCGGCTTCTATTCGATGTGGCATCGTAGACAATGCGCTTTATCTGGATGAAGTGGATTATAGAACTGGATTACTTTCTGGGGATATTATAAAGACGCTACGCCCGTGGAATTTGAGAGTGATTGCCGACAGTGCGGACCCGCGACTCATTCAGGAGATTCATAACGGAGGGATTAAAATATACGCGGTAGAGAAAGGGCAAGGTTCTGTCAATGCCGGTATTGACAAGATGCAGGGAATGGAAATATTCATCACCAAGCGTTCTTATAACCTTCAACGGGAGTTCAGAAACTATGTATGGGCAAAGGATAAGGATGGAAACTACATCAACGAACCTGAAGACCATGATAATCATGGCATAGATGCTGCACGCTACTATGTGCTGGGAGAACTTCTCGGTAGAATTATGAAACCCAAAGACGTTTCAGGAATATTTGGACATTAAACTTTGAGATATGACTATAGAAGAAATTTTAGCTATGCCGGAAGTAGAGAGAAAAATCTACTATCTGAAAAAAGGACGAAAAACCGAGCAACCAAACGCTCACGCTCTTTACAACGACTGGAATCCGAACAAGCACGAGATAGTGATAGATGAAGAGAAATACCCGAAAATTAAAATCACTACCCAGCCTGAGAAACGGATTACAGACCCGAAAACCGGGAAAGAATATGTTGAGCCGGCGGTCAGGAAAGAAGTTGACCCAAACAGGATTGCTCTTCCTATCGAGCAGGACATCGTGAACATTCAGACTGCCTTCACCGTGGGAACAGAACCGGTCCTTGATTGCCAGCCGGATGAATCGGAGGAGAATCTTCTTTCGGCCTTGAAGCAGGTGTTCAAGAAAAACAAGTTGAAATACCAGAACAAGAAAGTAGTCCGGGCATGGCTGGCCGAGCAGGAAGTAGCCGAATACTGGTATGTGGTGAAGGATGACGGCTTCTGGGCAAAGCTCAAACGAAAGATTTCAGGAATCTTCGGCAAATCAAAACCTGAATACCGTCTGAAGAGTGCCATCTGGTCTCCGTTCCGTGGCGACAAGCTCTACCCTTTCTTCAATGACCAGGGGGATTTGGTGGCCCTATCCCGTGAATATAAGAAAAAAGACCTGAACGATGTAGAGATTACCTGTTTCATGACCATTACCAAGGATATGGTTTACCAGTGGGAGCTAACGAGCAGCTGGTCCGACAAAGGCTCATTTGCTCATGGATTCAAGAAGATGCCAGTGATTTATATGTACCGTCCGGAAGCATACTGTGAAAAGATAAAGAGCCTCCGTGTAAGACTGGAGAAACTTCTTTCAAACTATGCAGACTGTATCGACTACCACTTCTTCCCTATTCTCATGCTATTTGGTAACGTGGAGAACTTCTCCGGTGAGTTCAAAAACCGGGTGGTCGAGCTGACCGGCCAGGGAGCAAATGCCCAGTATCTTACCTGGTCACAGGTACCAGATACTGTCAAGTTCGAGGTGGAGACGCTGTTAAGTCAGATATACGGACTGACCAATACGCCCAGAATCTCTTTCGACTCCCTGAAGGGTACAGGAAACGCCGTTTCCGGTGTTACCTTCGATTATGTGTTCATGTCCACACACCTGAATGTGGAGAACCTGAATGAAACCGTCGGCGAGTTCATGCAACGACGGGTAAACTTTCTTGTCTCTGCGTTGGGTTCCGTGAATTCCACCCTAGAAGAAGCCTCCGAGACTATTGATGTGGATGTGCAGATGCAGCCATATAAACTGGAGGACATCAAAGACAAGATAGACACTGCTATCAAGGCTAAGGACGGCGAAATCTGGTCGCAGCAACGGGCTATCACCTTTGTGGGGAACGTGGATGCAGTTCTGGACGAGATTGAAGCCATCAAGGAAGAGCAGGCTGAGAAACAGAAGAACGACATTGAGAAACAGAAACAGCTTTCCTCTCTTAAAAGTTCCAGCAGCAAATCTGAAGAATAGAACAATTCAGTCAGAATATTTACGGGGATAATACAAAACAGAATGATATAAATCTAAAACATTGACTATTTGAATAGCGGTATCTTTCGAGGTATCGCTATTTTCTTTATCATAGTAAAAACATGAATACTCCTTTGTAATTATTCGTTATTTTACTATATTTGCATCGTAATTAAGTCTTAAACGCTATGAGCTACAAATCAGTTAAAGACGTTGTAACGCTGCTTACTGAAAATGGCTTTTGGTTCGTGAGGCAGAAAGGCAGTCACATGGTTTACACTGATGGTAGCCATGTAGTGATTGTCCCCGACCACGGCAAGAAAGGCGTTGAGAAAGGCACTTATTACAACATTCTGAGGCAAGCGGGGCTAAAATAGCCCCCGCCTCTTTTGTTTAACGATAAAAAGGAGGTCAGTATGAAAACCGTAGAAGTGATTGTAGAACATGCTGGAAATAATCTTAGTGCTTACATTGAAGGTGCTCCGGTGATAACGGTTGGCAACGATGTGAAGGAAATCGAGAAGAACATGAAGGAAGCTGTTGAACTATACCTGGAGTCATGCAAGGAGATGAACATCGCTCCAGTGGAAATTTTGCAGGGAGAGTTCACATTGAAGTTCAAGATAGATGCTGCCACTTTCATCAACTATTACAGCAGTATCTTTACTAAAGCTGCTTTGAGCCGGATAACTGGAATTAATGAGCGTCAGTTGTGGCATTATGCGGCTGGAGTACACAAACCCCGTAAACAGCAGTTGGAGAAGATTCAGAAAGGTATTAACGCGCTGACAGAGGAACTGGCAGCTATAAATTTGTTATGATTATTAATTAAATATAATGGAGGATAGTACAATGAAAGCAAAAGATGTAAATCCAAGTAATTTTAAGGTTGAGAATGTTGTATTTGAAAATGATGATTTTTCTATAGCGATAGGTATTTGGGAAAATGGGGAAAGAAGAATGGCAATGAGATGGAATGGCTATGGAGATGATCCCGGATACCCAAAATTATTTAAAAATCCAGTCTGGTTCATGGTTGATGACTCTTTAATTTTACCTTTCCTGAATGCTTTGAGGAACGTAAAAGATTCTGACAAAAAAGAAATAGAAGCAGCTATATTGAAATTTTAAAAGTATAATTGAATGATGTTCCAGCGTGATTACCCTAGTAGTCACGCTTTCTTTTTGTCTAAAAACGAACATTCCCCTAATTGTTTCGTATCGTTAGCCTTAAAATTTCCCCTTCCCTTTCTCTATAAGTAAATTTACCGTATGAAATTATTAATCAAACTCATACGGTATGACAATCTTTGAACAAATCTTGGCAGGACTGCAACAGAAATTCGCTGGGGTGGACACTGCCACACTCACCCGTATCGCCACAAAGAAGGCAGAGGGTGTAACGGACGAAACGAAGGTGACCTCCATCGTTGAGGGTATCTCATTTCAGGACGTGATGCAAAACTATGGTGATTTCCGTGCAGGACAGGCGCAGACTTCCGCTGTTTCAAACTACGAGAAGAAGCATGGACTGAAAGACGGAAAACCAATCGAGAATCCGAAACCAGAACCACCGAAACCAAACGACCCTCCAAAGCCGCAGGAGACAGACATCGCAAAGATGATTGCCGATGGCATTGCCGCCGGTATCAAGCCGTTTGCCGACAAGCTGGCCAAAATGGAGGAAAATGAAGCGCAGGCGCAGCGCAATTCTCAGATTTCAGCAGTGGCGAAGAAGTACGGTATTCCCGAATTTATGCTGAAAGACCGCAACATTCCTGAGAACACGGACTTGGATACTTATTTCAAGGACATGAAGCAGGATATGTCTAACAACGGGTTTCAGTTCTCCAAAGCTCCTGAGACTGCCGAACAGAAGCAGGAGAAAGAAGCGAGTGAGTTCGCCAAAATGATTGAGGCGGACACAAAATCTATTGTCGAACAACAAAACAAGTAATTTATGTCAGCAGGATACAAGTATTACATGGAGCCTGAACCGTCCATCGAGGAACGCTATGATGTTTCTACCGGAGTAAGACGCAGAGGGCCTTACAAGCTGGATACGACCAACCTTGTTGCTGGTTCATTTCTTCCATCCTTCACTCCCATTGCCGCCGACTTAGTAAAGAAAACCGCTCAGGTGGCCATCCGTGTAGAAGTCTATGAAAAGTTTACCACCGGTTCCAATACCACTTTGAAGATCAAGAAAAACTCTTTGGCTTATGTGGGTATGCATCTGGGTAATGGTTCTCATGGAGCTACCATCAACAGTATTGACAAATCAGACAAAGCTTTCGATAAGTTGACACTGGCTGCCGACTTTGGCGAAACAGTGGAAGTTGGTACTGTACTCTATGAAGCTACAGCTGTAAGCGGTACTACTCCAAAGGTAGTTGCTAACTCAGCTTTGTACGGAAGAGTACAAGTAGAAGAAGGCGTTGTATTAGTTGCTCTTTTGATGCGAGCATTTGAAATTGAGCCTACCAAATTGGCTATGCCTTTCTCTGACATTGATAAGGCTAACATGCCGCATTTCCAGTTCAACGCTGCAGGCGTGCAATCCCCGGCTGGTGTTTCGTATGAACTGCCAGAAGCTTCTGATTCTGTGATGGGAGGTATTCAGTTGGGATTCTCTCAAAGCGGAAAGAAATATCCAGTAGCATTGGAAGGTGGAAAGGCGTATGTAGAAGTACCTTGGACGGACAATAACACTACCTATCAGGCAGCTAACTCAAGTACCTTGGGATTGGTAAAGCAGGGTGCAAAAGTTGATGATGCAGCAGGTGGTGATGAGAAAGATAAAATTAATGCTCTTCTAGCATCGTTGAGAGCAGCAGGTATAATTGCAAGCAAATAAAGAAAGGAGGACTAATATATGATGCTAACTATTCATACTCTGTTTAACGACCCCAACATCGTTAACGCCGTTATTCAGCGTGTCCTTCAGACTCGTAAGGATACAATCTACTGGCAGCAGTACCTCGATTTCCGTAGAACGACTACTCGTGTGTTCAAGGACTACATCGGACAAGTTACGGGCGTGATGGCCGGTTCTATCAACTCTCGTTATGGTGAGAAGCCTATCCGTGAACGCCGGAATATCGGCTCAGGATATGGTGAAATCGCTTATCTTGGCGATGCTTACCAGATTTCCATTGACCGCTTGTCTGAGCTTCAGGACTTGATTGACAAGTTCAATGCAGCTAAACCTGCCGACCAGGTAGCAGCCATGCAGGAAATCGTGAACTTCATCTATGATGATTACCGTCAGGTACTTTTGGCAGCCCACAAGCGCATGGATATTATTGTAGGTTCACTTCTGATGACCGGAGAAGCAACAGTCAAGAATAAGGATGACAATGCCGGAGGCGTTGACCTTCTCGACATTGAATTGCCGTTCAAGTTCATCAAGCCTGATACTGGTGCGAAGACGAACTTCATCACCTATTTGCAGCAGCAGATTAATGCTCTGAAAGCTGATTATGGAAACTTCCAGAAGATGATTATGTCCCGAGGAACTTTCGTGAAGAATATCATCGGGTCGGCTGAGTTTGGTGACAAGTTCAAGATGCAGCTTACAGGAAATGAAATGTACCTTTCAACCGGTTTGATTACATCTCAACTGGCTTCCCAAGTGTTCACTGGCATCGGGCTTCCGGCCATTGAAATCAAGGAAGATTACGTAAAAGACCAGACCGGAAAGAACGTGCAGATTTACGCCGACGACCGTATCACCTTGCTTCCGCAGGATAAGGTCGGTTATATGCGTTTCCACACTCCATACGAAGCAGTGGACGGCGTACCGGGACGTAACTACACCCAGGCAGACGGTGATATGCTTATTTCCGGTTACAAGGACAAGAACGGTCGTTATCTGGAATACACCGCAGAGTGGATTCCTCAGATTACGAACCCGAATCTGATTGTGAACTTTGATTTGTCAACCATGAACGCATGACAGTAAATGACTACATATCACAGAAGTTTCAGACCTTCGGCATCAACTTGTCGGAGGCTGACCTTTTGGAGATAAGTTTTTCTTCAGAAGTAAGCGGAGAGGATGAGATGGGCCCGTCAAACATCGGACTTGTTTCAGTGGCTATGGCGAAGTTCATCCCCTCTCTATTACTCCGTGCCACTTCCATCAGTGAGAACGGTTTCTCTATGTCATGGGATACAAAAGGCGTAAAGGAATACTATTCTTTCTTGTGCAAGAAGTATGGTCTTGAAGATACGTTAAGCGATAAACCTAAAGTCAGATTCCTATGATATTTGCTCCACATACATTACAGGTTAAGGTCTTTACTCCGATGGAAACAGACGAGTTTGGCCGACCTATCCCCGGAACCGGTGGTGAAAGCTGGCAGGACGTGTGTAAATGCCGTTGTGATGATAACTCGACCAAGGAGTTTACTTCGGAGAACGGTGAGGTGTTCCGACCGAATTATCACGTAGTCTGTGAGAAGAAAATCTCACTGAGTGCTGGTGATGAAGTCAGATGTATGGACGGTGAGAATGTCCGTGGAACTGGCAAAGTTTACATGGTGAAGAATACAAACTATTTTGGTTACTCAGAGATATGGATGTGAAGTTTGATTTTTCGGACGTGGATAGCTTTTTCGAACAAGGTTATGCCGAGGTGAAAGCCGTTGAGGAGAAGGTTGGTAAAGAGGCTGTCGATTACGCTGTAAAGAATGGCAACTATCAGAACCGGACTGGAACACTCCGTAAGTCAAATAAGTATTCAGTTGAGGATGACGGATTGGTGATTAGAAACGATGCTGAGTATGCCTCGCACGTCGAATCTAAAGGCTATGAAGTATCAACTGGTGCGGCTCTATACGCTGAGAAACGATTGAAGGAGGAAGTCAAATGATAGTAACTACCGACATCGCGAACATACTCTACCGTGATTGCCAGCCTTTCGGTATTCCCATCGTTCCTCACGGCAAGAAGCTGACGGGCGAATTGAAATCCGAAAGGATTGTCATTCATGCCAAGAAACAACAGCCAAGCAAATATTGGAAGAAATCTTTCGTAGAAGTGAACCTTTGTGTTCCCGACCTGAAAGACGGTGAAGCCAACACCATCCGTCTGAACGAGCTGGAGAAACAGGCGCAAGAATTGTTTGACGGAATAACCGGACGCTATGATGGTACCACCTATCATTATTCCATCGAGTCAATCGGAACTGAGGAGGACACATCCTTAAAGTGTCACTATGTGAATGTAAGAATTTTGTTTGAAGTTTTAAATGTGAAATAATATGGCAGAATCAAAGAAAATCACCGCCGTGAATATCAAGAAACTTTGGTATGGCGAGACAAATGCTATCACAGCAGATTTGACTGGGCAGGCTTTATATACTCTTTTACAAGGTGAAACCTTAAAAGAGGTTAAGAATATCCATCAGGATACATGGACACTTGAAGAAGCGGAAGCAAGCCGCACTAACTACAAGAACCAGCTTACCGGTCAGACTTATCGTAGTGATAAGGAAATGGGCGATGTAACCGTGAACTTCACCATTGGTGAGTACGACTATCCGACCAAGAAAGACCTCATGGGTGGTGATGTAATTAACACTGATAAGGGTTGGAAACGAGCAAGAGGCAAGGTAAACATTGAGAAGTTACTTGTCGCTTTGACTGACGATGACCAGTATTGTGTGATTCCCCGTGCTGACATCGGTGCACGTGAAGCCACAACAGACAAGGCTGTCGGTATTCCTGTAAGTGCGGTGGAACTGGAACCACAAAATGCAGAAGTTGCACCGGAATACTGGTTTGACTCATCTGAAGTAAAAGCAGGTGCTTAATGCCTATCCAATAGGTAGAGATTGAATTCCATAACAGGGGTGGGCTTTATGGCTTCACCCCTTAATTTTTATCTTTTATCAGAATGAATCAAGGAGCAAAAATAGTAACTGAATCCATTATCGGAAGTGATTTCAGAACGGTGTTTGTCGCTGGGAAAGCCTACACGGTCTACCCTCCTACTATCCACAAGCTGGCCGGGGCAATCTCCCATTTGTCAGGCGTACAAGAAGCAGACAATTTGAAAGAAGTGCTTCTCTCCCTTGGAGAAAGCGAGGCTTACAGCAAGGCTCTCTCCTGGCTGATAGCTGGTGACGAAAACTTGAGTGAAGAACTGGCAAAAGGAACATACGAAGAAAACGTAAATGCTTTAGATGAAGCACTCTCTATGATTGACTCAAAGGTTTTTCTCAAAGCTGTCAGCTTGGCGAGGAACGTAAGTCTGCTGGCAGCGAAACCGAGGTCGTAGGAAATGATACTCTCTTGGGACAGATTGCATCGTTCATGGAAAATCTGCATCTGTCATACCGGGAAGTGGTCTATGAGATACCATACAGGAATTTAGTATTAATGCAGCGTGACAAGCTCCATACAGTTACCGGTACCAAGGTTACAAAGGTGAAGGGTAAGGACATGGCTTCGCGCAGAAGAAGAAACAAGAAATAGATATGGCTACACTCATAATAAAAAATATACCTATTAGAATTGCATTATTCTGTAAAAATAATATTTTTGCGTTATCAAATATTATTTTTACACAAATGAGAAAATGCAAGTGGGTAATATATACAGTTATTATAGGACTAATTCCCATATTCTTAAGGATAATTATGTGCCTGTTTTCACTTAATAAAGATTGGGAACAATTGATAAGTCCTGTGGATGTCGCGTTCTTTGGACTTACTTTAAATTTGACAAATTTAAACGAGTTAAATGGAGAAACAGAACTGACTCCAAAAGAAAAATCAACATTTATTGGTTATTCTGTTATCTTCATTGTTATACTGTCAGCGATTGTTGGTGTATTATACTTTGCGGAACAAACAAAAGGATACATTGTTGATAAAACCGTTGTATTTGTTTGTTCGATTTTATTATGCATAGTTTCTTACTTGTTTAGTAATGCTATTATGAACAAATTAAATTCTTTAGACAATGGGAACAATTGATATTATATTATTAGCATTGACTATTATTGTTTGCCTGTCTGGAGGATATGTAGCAATTAAGTCAATTATGGAAAGCCGAAATAAGAGTATAAAACAATTTAATAAAAATAGAGAAGATCGAAGAAAGGAATTTGAAAATGGATAATATTAAGTCATTTATTTATTTGGATGAATATAAAATGTACTCTATATCTTCCCAACTTTTTGAAGGATTAACAGAATATATATTAAGTGGTGAAAAAGAATCCATCACAGAATCTGAACAACAAAAAGGTAGCTTGGGTAGTGGTAGAGTTATGGGAGATATTCTCGTCAAAGAAAAGGATTCTTCTGAAAAACGTTTTTTACATGATTATGCTTTTGAATTATTAGAAAAAGAATTAGAAGCAAGAGGAAAGTTATATACTCCATGTAATACTGACACAATTGAAGATATTATTGATAAAAGCTTTATAAGAATTAAAGGAAAAATATTTTTCAATGACTACAAGGCTTCAACAGATACTTTGCTAAATTTTAATACATTAGGTGAGGGACTTGGTTATATCCAATATTTTGACAATTCAGGAAAAGTAAAGGATGAATTAAAAGAACTAACAAATAAGGCTAAAGATAGAGAGCAAAGGAACAAAGTTGGGCTTCTAAAAAAAGAAATCGATAAAAGGTTTGAAGAATATTTAAAAGGTAATGGTTTAAGATTAGATGAGAAGTGGCTCGATCATTTAAAAAATATCGTGTTATACGGCTATAAAAACAATCTTGAAATCTTACTCCCTGCTCCTAACAATATTTTATTTTCATCTGTACTAAATAGAGATTTTTTAAAAGAAAATATAGATTCATTGATATACAAGTATTCTAGAAAGAGCGAAGTTGAATTTACAATTATTGGTACTATTACACAAATAGGTAATAGTAGAGCAAATTTGGATGATGTTCATGGAGAGGGGAATGCGTTTAAATCAGCTAATCGAAATATCCTCAACATATTAGCAAAGTTGGAAGATTCCTTTACCAGTAGATTAGAAAATGAATGTATAATTGACCCAATAGCTATATATCGGGAGTTGTGATTTTCCTTATTAATAAAGCCGGATAATTTCCGGCTTTATTTTGATTCCATTTCCATTATTGTACTTTTTATAGCATTTACGTGTTCTAAATGGCAGGCTCTTGATATTAGATGGATATAAATATGCCTATCTGCTTTAATTTCAATAGGCGTATTTATTATGTTGATAATACTATTTGATGATATATACTTATCAAACATTCTTGAGAATAGGAGACTTCTGAACTTTTGAGGCGTCAAAGCCTTATCCCTTCTTGGAATATCATGCATATCATCACAATAAAAATACAATATAAGGTTATTGTTATCATTAAGAACTTTGCCTATGATATCTGATATTTTAAGCAATATTCCAATATCGGTTGGATTCTCCCCTTTAACCCTCTCTAAGGTAACATCTGCTATTTCTATATCCCGAATTGATTTACGCACTTCACACGGAATTATATCTTGGTTGAAAGGAGACAATATAATTCGATATTCATCATTCGATTTTGAACTAATAGAAATGGAAATTTCCTCCATCTAAAAAAATTATGCTTTTATTTCGATATTAAATGCTTTTTGATTGCGCAATTTTTCTTGCTGAGATAATTTCCTGTCTCTCAGTTGATTTATAAAGTTTAATAAGCCCTTAGAAGGTTTCTCTATTATCAATGTCTCTTGTGTATAAGTAGAAGTTTTCATATCCAGTAATGTAACTTTGTTACGAAATGATGTTGCAAATATAACAATAAACATCAAACAATAGCATTATTATGAGTAGCAACATTATGATTTTAACTATTATTACTAATAATATTATCATCAATAGCAATATTAGTTCTAATAAGATGTACTTTATGGTTTATAAAGTTTAATGAAGAAGACAGTAATAGAGAAAGTGTTTTTATTCTTTATCTCATTATAAAAAATAAATTAACCCCGAACCTCAAGGAACGGGGATGGAACGGTTATTTATAGTATATAATTTTATAATCATTCAGTTCAGATAAACTATTAGAATCATATACAACTAACTTCCCTTTTATTAAAAGTATTACTTCATTATCCATCAATTTGGGAACTAAACTTTGTGCCATATTTTTCTCCTCTTCTGAAACATCTTTTCCCCATGTTCCTTTTAAAAGGTTAATGGCATTTTCATTAGGAATTTTATTGTGTTTAGCTATTGTTTTCTGCTGGATTTCTTTTTCAATAATGCTCCTTATCCTGCTAATGTCGTTTGTCATTCCCCATATTTTGAAGAATAGGATAATTTGTAAGATGCCGAATACCAGCATAACAATAGAAAGAAATTCCATCATAGTCTTTCGTTTTTAATGATTATACATTCGGATTCAATTTTATCTCCTTTCCGCAATGAGGGCAATGTATAACCCCCTCTTTAGGTTTTTCAAAGAGTTCTGTTACTGGCACGCCTAAAGCAGCGGCGATTTGTTCTAATCTCTTTAATGGTGGGTTTCCATTATCTCCCATGGCGATACTTAACCCAGTTTCAGTCATACCGATTTTTGAAGCCAGTTCTTTTGCGGTAATTCCTTTTTCTCGCAACAATTCTTTAATTCTCATTTAAATTTGATTTTATAGTACAAAAATATCTATTACTTAAATAATAGGCAAATAATTTAAATGTCAATTTTATATTTAACTTTTATTGTCTATAAAGACTTGTGATATAATTTAAATATCAGTTATATTTGCGGTGTAAAATTTAAACAGCATTTAAAGAACTGATAAATATAAGAACTATGGCAACAGAAAAGAGAAACCTATTAAAAGAGATTATGAGCCTTGCTTGGTCATTTGCACGCAAGAACGGTTATTCAATGAGTGAAGCTTTGAAATGTGCGTGGACTAATATCAAACTTCGTGCATTGCTTCATAAAAAAGTGGTTGAGTTCTATTTCAAAAAAACAGACGGCACGCTGCGTCAGGCTTTCGGTACTTTAATGAGTGGTAGAATACCAGAAACAAAGGGTACAAAGAAAACAGCAGATAACTGCCAAGTGTACTTCGATTGTGAAAAAGAAGAATGGCGTTGTTTCAAAAAATGCAACCTTATGAAGATAGCTTAGTATTAACATTAAAACAATATAGATATGGATTTTTCAGAACTTAGTAAAAAAATGGGTGGTCTTACTGCAGAGCAAATTTTTGAGTTAGCCACACTTGGTAAAGGTATTTTAAACATGTATGGCAGTGTAGACTTGGCTTCTAACCTAACTAACCTTGTAAGCCATATAATTACAGTTGATGATTTTGATATCGAAGAAAATAAGTATGCGATTGATGCTGTTTTACGTATATCAAAAATGCTGTCAGATTTAAACGCAAAATGTTGGGGTGAGCGAAAAACAATGCTCGGACTTACTGGCGTACATATGGATAATGCAATCTATGGATTAGGTAATGCAGAAAAGATAGAAGATATAAATCTAGTCAGAAAAGCATCATAAAAACTCTCACACACGATTATGATTCTTAGAATAAGACCGCCACCTTATTGTCAATAGCGAGAATTTAATAATATCATTAACTTAAAAGTTTCATTATGAGCAAGAGATTTAAACTAGCAGTATTGCCTAAAGAAAAGCAACTGGATAATGTCAAGTATGCTTTGAGAATTGAAAATCCATCTGCACTAGGTAATGTATATGGATTAACAGAAGAAGAACTAAAAGAACTTCAAAGTCTTATTAATGAGTCATTGAAACAGTAAAAATGGATATAACGGTTATCAGACCACCACCGATAATTTACCTGCACACAATTATTTTGAAACAATCAGCCAAATGTTTGTTCTAAACACGGTAATCTTTAGGACAAATATTTGGCGGTTGGTAACTTTGCTTTAGAACAAAATGCGCTTCGTGGCTGTAGCGTTACAAAGATATTCAAGGCATTTCTTTCAAGGGGTAAACAGCCACTTTAGACCTCTTATAAGATTTGCCTTTTTATATGTCAGGCGTGATAGGTCAAGGCAAGCCATTCAGGTGTGCATGGGTTCAAATCCCAGCTTGCTACAAATTCAGTCAAAATAAAATCCCCAAAGGCGGAAGTGACTGAGCTGCCAATGGGGATATGTCAAATTTCAAATTTGGACAAAAATATGAATAAAATCCAGATTTTCCAAAATGAGCAATTTGGAAAGGTGAGAATTACTATGAATGAGAATGATGAACCGTTATTTTGCTTGGCAGATGTAGCAAAAGCACTTGGCTATTCAAACCCTGCAAAAGCGGTTATAGACCATTGCAAGGGGGTTACTGTTTTGGAAACCCCTACTCAGAGTGGTATACAACCTATAAAATATGGCAAAGAGAGCGAAGTTTATAGATTAACAATGAAATCAAAACTGCCCAATGCAGAAAAATTTCAAGATTGGGTTTGTGATGAAGTTCTACCCTCAATTCGCAAGCATGGTGCATACATGACACAAGAAACGCTTGAAAAGGCTTTGACCTCACCTGATTTCTTAATTCGGCTTGCAACCAACCTGAAAGAAGAAAAGCAGAAACGAATTGAAGCCGAACAAAAGGCAGAACTTGCAGAACAAACAATAAAGTCCAATGCACCTAAAGTCCTATTTGCTGATGCAGTTTCAACTTCTCAACGTTCATGCTTGGTAGCCGAGCTTGCAAAGATATTGCAACAGAATGGCGTGAATATAGGTCAGAACCGTTTGTTCACTTGGATGCGTGAAAATGGCTACTTATGCTCAAAAGGGCAATATTACAACCAGCCCACACAAAAGTCTATGGATTTAGGACTGTTTGAACTGAAGCAGACGACAATAAACAAGCCAGATGGTTCAATACTTGTTTCTACAACCACAAAAGTAACAGGTAAAGGTCAAGTTTACTTTGTGAATAAGTTTTTGGGTAAAGATGCAGCTTGATTATGAGAGAAGCATTTAAAATAACGGCAGGTTTGCGATTTGGCAGACTTGTCGTTCTAAAACAGGTAGAACGAAAATCTGATGATAAAGACAAGCATTTCAAGTGGCTTTGCCAATGCGATTGCGGCAAAACTTGTGTTGTTCGTTCAAGTAATTTGAGAAATGGGATAACAAAGAGTTGTGGGTGTTCAAAGTTTGATATAAAAGATATTACAGGTCAAAGGTTTGGAAGATTGATAGCTTTAAAACACGTTGGATTCGCAAGTAATCATGTTGCATTATGGAAATGTAAATGCGATTGCGGTAAGATGATAGTCGCCAGAGAATGCAATTTACATAGTGGCATAACTAAAAGTTGTGGCTGCTTAAATGTGGAAAGAACAAAAGAAACTAATATAAAACACGGTAAAACACATACAAGGCTGTATAATATATGGTCTAAGATGAAAGAACGCTGTTGCAATCCTACAAGAAAAGCATATAAAAATTATGGTAAAAAAGGTGTTAGTGTTTGTGATGAATGGCTAAACGATTTTCAGAAGTTTTGCGATTGGGCAATAGTAAACGGTTATAAAGAAAATCTTACAATAGACAGAATAAATTCAGATGGCAATTATGAGCCTAAGAATTGCAGATGGGTAACTTTAAGTGAAAATGTAAGGCAGAAATATAAATCTGACTTTATAACTGTTGGCAATAAATCTTTAACTATACATGATTGGTCGCAACGGTTAAATCTATCTCAAGATACTTTGCGAAACAGATATAAAGAATTTGGCAAAAAATGGGTTGAAGAAGCGATAAAAACTGTATTAGAAACAGGTGATAATAGCCATATCTATAAGCGGAAAGAATATGCTAATGGTAGAATAAAACATCGAAAAAACATAAATACGCAACAATAGTTTATTTGTTCGGTATTCATTCCTCTAAAATCTGAATGTTAATGAAATGAATAGTAATTTCAAACCATTAATATTCAGATTTTTATATATGCGATTTAAGGGTGATATTTCAGGATTGGACGAACTTCAGGAACGGATTGACGATGCGTACTTCTCTGTTCTTTCAGAAGTTGGCAGGAATGCGACACGGAACGCAAAGAATCAAAAGACATTTCAAAACAGGACAGGGAACCTTGCCAATGCAAACGGTGGGTGCGTTGTCCGCAATGGTCAGATTGTGGATATGTGGGTGGAAACGGACGGCTCCCATCCCGATGCAGTGAAGAAAACAGAGAATTTGCTTATCTATTCTGAAAAGCCCAAAGACGGACTTTATTTGGCCAATGGAATGGAATATGCGAGCTATGTGGAAAGTAAAGGGTTTGAAGTGATACTAACAAATGGGGTCTTATTTGCGGAACGAAATATTAATAAGAAACTTAATATAAAATGATATGGCAGGTATATTTTCAGATGTAAGTACTGATATTCAGAAGTTAAGACAACTGAAAGCGGAAATCGAGAATGTAAAAAAGGCATTGAAGGGCATAGATGTCAATGTGAAAATTGATATTGCAAAAGGAATGGAAGCCCAACTACAGTCGTTGATGAAAAAATATGATGCTTTGGTTAAGAAGGTTAGTGAAGCGGAAGGAAAAATTATGAGTTCAACCAAACGCATCAATGATGCCTCAGAAAAGATAATCAAGGCGCAAGAACAACTGTCAAAGGCAGCTGGAATGAATACAAAGCCTGATAATGGAAATGCTGACGTTTCATTAAATAATGTAGGCACAGCAAATGTACAGGCACAGGCCAAGGCTTATGATGAATTGGCGAAAGAAATAGATTCCGTAATGGGAACACGTTCTCAAAACATTAAGCGGATGATAGATGAACAGAATGCTATCCGTTTGATTAACGAGGAAATAAAGAAACTCACCAAATTTCAGACAGGTAATTCGACGCTTACAAACACACAGCAAAAACGATTAGAACAACTCAACAACTCGTTACTGACACACAAAGCGGCTTTGTCTGATGTACGGCAGACATTAATGAATAATGTCAAATTAGATAATTCCGCAACAACTTCAATGAACGGGATTTCTCAGTCGTTATCACGTATGAGGATAGCTTATCGTGAATTGACAGAGGAAGAACGTAATTCACCATTTGGAAAAGAATTGCTTGCATCTATTCAGCAGGCAGATGCGAAAATTAAGGAACTAGATGCTACAATAGGGAATCACCAAAGGAATGTTGGGAATTACGCTAAAGGATATAACGGCTTGAATATGTCCGTCCAGCAGATTGTGAGAGAATTGCCATCCGCTGCGATGGGATTAAATATGTTTTTCTTGGCTATTTCAAATAACCTGCCTATTCTGACAGATGAAATTAAGCGTGCAAAGGCAGCCAATGAAGAATTAAAAGTCTCCGGACAAAAAGGTATTCCTGTTTGGAAACAAGTTGTGTCATCATTATTTAGCTGGCAATCTGCACTAATGGTAGGTATTACTTTGCTTACGGTTCACGGAGATAAGGTTTGGGAATGGGCTAAGAGGATTATAGTTGGAGAGTCAGCCGCGGAAAAAATGAAAAAAACGTTGATAGAGTTGAATGAGATAGAGAAAAATGCTTATGCGACTCAAATCAAAACGAGAATGGAGCTTAATGGAATTATTTCTTCAATAGAAAAATTCAATGGCACAAAAGAACAGGAGAAACAAAAAATAGATGAATTAAATTCAAAATATGGCTCAATATTTGGCGCTTATAACAATTTGGCGCAATGGTATGATGTTTTGATTAATAAAGGAGACGCTTATATTAATTCTTTATTTGCTCAAGCCAAAGCCCAGTCTTACATACAAAAAGCAATGGAAGCAGAACAAAAAATTAGAGATATAAAAGCTAATGGAATTGAATCATATAGACCAACTTGGGGAGCTGGTGGACAAGTCTATCAATTCTTTGGCGGAGGTAAAAAGAATCAATATGGAAGTGATCCTGCAGAGCTTGCGTATAATGCTGCATTAGCACAAGCGGAGAATGAGAAAAGTAATGCATTAAAAAATGCAGAAGAAGCACAAAGCACGTATTTAAATGAAATAAAAAAAGGAGGAATTTTTGATTACAGAACAATTATCAACAAAGATGCCGAGCGACAAAAGAAGGAGCAGCAACAGCTTGCAGAAGAACTCCTTCAGCTTCGCAGGAGCAATCAGCAGGAAGAAATCAACCTGATGGAAGAAGGTTCTGAAAAGAAACGCAGACAGATTGAGCTGGATTACCAGCGAGAAATCGACGAAATTAGGAAACAGCGCAAAAAATGGGAAGATGCACAAGAAGGAAAACTTACGTCTGAGCAGCGGGAAGTATTAGGAAGTCGTGCGTCTAATGCCATGACGTCGCGTGAAAAAGGTCTGGCCGAAATTACAGAAACTGAAAATCAAGCTGCAATCGAGGCCAACGAACGTTACCTGAAAAGCTATGGTACATTTATGCAGAAACGTGATGCAATCATAGCCGAGTACACCCGTAAAATCTCAGAGGCCACTACTCAGGGAGACAAGGACATACTCCAAAAAGAAATGGATAAGGCACTCTCCTCCCTTGATCTTGAGAAGCTGAAACAGGGAATCAACTGGGAACTTATCTTCGGTGACTTGGACAAGGTATCCAAAAAGTCCCTGAACAAGGTAAAGCAGCAGCTTAGGGACTTCAAGAACTCCGAAGAATACAAGAATATGGCTGTTGACCAGAAGAAGGTCATTGACGAGGCTTTAAGCAACATCCAGTCAACCCTTATCGACAAAGGAGGATTGCTGGCCGACCTACCCGAACAGTTAAGCGAATTGGCCAAGGCACAGGAAGAACTGTCACAAGCTCAGGAGGAATACAACGAAGCCATGAGAAGCGGAACAGATGAACAGAAGGAAGCGGCCACGAAGAAACTGAATGATGCCCAGAAAAGACAGCAGAACGCTCAGGTCAATGTACAAAAGTCGACAGATAAAACGACAAGCAACCTTGTCACATTGTCGAACGTCATTACCCAGCTTGGTTCAAACTCTGAAATTTCCCTCTCTCAGGTCGGTGATTTGGCCGGAAATATAGTAGACATATTTGCAGAAGAGAGCGAGAAACTTGGAGGTATAATTGGAGCTGCATTTTCTCTTTTAGATGCCATCGGGACACAGGGGTTGGATGGTTTCATAGGTAACATATTCAGTAGTGTCTTTAAGTCTGTAGGTGGAATATGGGATACCCTGACTTTCGGAGGATTCAGCAAACTCTTCGGTATTGGAGGAAACGAAAAAGAGGTGCAGGATACAATCAACAGACTCACGGACAGAAACGAAAAGTTGCAGTCTGCCATCGAATCCCTTACAGAAGAAATGAAATCCAGCAAGGGAAGCGAGAAATCCGTAGCAGAGTACAATAAAGCCATCAAGTATCAGGAGGAATACAACAAGAATGTCCTTTCAAAAGCGCAGGCCAATGCTGGCTATCACAGTAAACATCATAGCTGGGCCTATTACATGGGCTGGTCGGAAAGTGACATACAATGGATTCGGGAAAATGTCATGGCAGAGTTCACAGGTACAGATTCCTTGTGGCAGATGTCTCCGGAGCAGATGGATTTATTACGTCAGAATGTGGATTTGTGGCAGAAAATGGCCGATTCAGGGAAAGGAGGCTATGGGAATGGTGTCGTTGAAGCACTAGGTGAATATGCAGATCTGGCCGGAAACCTCGAAGAACTGAAAGAAGGGCTTTTCGAACAGCTTACCGGAATAAGTTTTGATTCCATGTATGACAGTTTCATAGATACTCTCATGGATATGGATGCCTCGGCGGAAGATTTTGCGGATAACCTATCCGAATACTTTATGCGTGCCATGCTTTCAGATAAAATCGGTAACATGTACAGCCAGAAGCTGGAAGACTGGTGGAACAGATTCGGTGAAAGTATGAAGGACGGAAACCTGAGTGAGAGTGAACGTAATTCACTCCAAAACGAATATATGGGGTACGTGAATGAAGCATTGAAACTACGGGATGAACTTGCCGCAGCTACCGGATACGACAAGGCTGGCAGCAGTTCCCAGCAGTCGGCCTCCAGCCGCGGATTCGGTACGGAAATGACGCACGAGGATGCCGGAGAACTGAGCGGTCGGTTCACTGCCGTGTATGAGTCCAATCTTCGTATTGAGACGGCAGAACAGCAGCAAACGATAGCTATTACCGAACTGCGAGGCTCCATCAGTGCCTTGACATCACAAGTGACCGGCCTATACAACATCGCCGACGAGACACGTACTATCCTGGCCAATTCCTATTTGGAGTTACAGCAAATCAGAGAGAACACAGGCGAAATTGTCAAACCTATCAAACAGATGCAGGCCGACATTGCCGAAGTGAAACGTAATACAGCAAGATTATGACAGGAGATTTATTTATTAACGGGAAGGATGCCTGGAGCACATGGGGTGTCCGCATGGGTGACGGTTTTCTCGATGCTATCGACGGATTCAATCAGATGAAAGACTACATTGAAGATGAGAGCCGTCTGGAGCACGGGAAGCGAATAATAACCGAAAATGCAAAAGTAGCATCGCGTGAAATCACTCTCCAGTTCACAATAGAAGGAGGCTCAGAAGGTGACTATCGGACAAAGAAGAAAGCCTTTCAGTCAGAACTGGAGAAGGGAGCCGTAAACATCAAAATCCCCGCTCTTGGGAGCGAAGTCTTCAAGCTGGTTTACCTGGGGAAAAGCATCTCTTACGGGTTAAGTATTGACAGGTGTTTCGGTAAGGTTTCAAGTAAGTTTTGCGAACCGAATCCCATGGACAGAAGCGAATAACAAACATTTCCTTTATTGTTTCAAATGGAAGTCCGGATTTTTAGGGCTTCCATTTGTTATTTATGAACTTTGGGGATATGATTGAAATTAAGGACATATCCGGAAAAACAAGGTTCTCTACCCCTATCAACAAAGGGGCGAAGGGAAAGTTTACACTGATGAAAGAGGACTACATCGTTCTCCCCTTTTCCGTGCCTGAACCTATATATTTTAAACTTGGTGACTATGTAGACCTTTCTGGGGTTCTGGATGATTCTCTGGGCGGATTACTTTCAAAAGCATATGAGGTAACTGACTTGCAGAAACCTTCTTTCAATGCTTCTACCGCTGGATATGATTATGAGCTGAAACTGGATGCTTACTACTGGAAGTGGAAAAACAAAATTTTCAAATACACTCCTGAACATGCTGGATATGAAGCGTCATGGTCTCTCACCGCAGCCCTTGATGTACAGCTTGGTGTGTTCTTACGTAACCTGAAAGCTTTGGGATATACCTATAAGGGAAAAGAATTCGTATTTGAAATAGATTCAACAGTAGAGAATAAGGCAGTTGCAATGACGTATGACAATATGAACCTGCTGGATGCCTTATTCTCAATGGCGGGTGAGGATAAGTGGAACTGTGATTGCTGGATAACGGACAACGTAATTCATTTTGGGCGAAACGAATTCGGTGATGCCGTGAAAATCGAGTTAGGGGCTGAAGCGTCTGCCATGACTCGCAGTGAGAGCAAAGGCACTTATGCCACCCGCATTTATGCATTCGGATCTACAAGAAACATACCTGAGAACTACCGTTCCATTGAAGAGCAGACGGTAGTAAACGGAGTTGTGCAAAGACGACTTATGCTTCCCGCTGGTACGCCATACATAGATGTGTATCCTGACATGAGCCAGGAAGAAGCAATTGAAGACATCGTGGTATTTGACGAGGTATATCCCCGACTTGAAAGTACGATGTCAAGTGTATCTACGAGGACGGAAACCGTTACAAATGAAGACGGAGGTCAGGAAACCGTGACTTACTATCGCTATCGTGATACTGGCCTGAATTTCTCCAAGGACTACATACTTCCGGGACAAGAGCTGACAATTATCTTTCAGTCCGGCAAAATGAATGGATTGGAGTTCGGTGTTATTTTTGACCCGGACAACAACGGAAGCCAGCTTTGGGAAATTGTCCGCAGCGAAGACTACGGACGTCCATTGCCGGATGATACCATATATCCTGAAAATGATGACAAGTATATCCTTTCCGGTTTTGATCCAAAGTTTGTTTCTGTACAAATGATTCCGGACGCGGAGCAGGAACTGAAAGAGAAGGCACAGAAGATAGCAGACCAGCGAAAAAAGGACGATGGTACATACTACACTACCCTCCGGTCAGAATGGGTTAATGAAGACAAGCTGAAACGCTTTTTCGAGTTCGGGCAAAAGATAAACCTGGTCAATAAAGCCTTTTTTGAGAATGGCCGTGAAAGCCGTGTTCTCGGATGGGAGTTTAACCTTGACATTCCATGGGATTCTCCGGTATATACTATTGGGGAAAGTATGCCCTACTCTCGCCTTAATGATGTGGAAGAGAAACTGGAGTCGATTACGTATAAAGGGCATACTTATGTTGGAGGCGGAGGAAGTAGCATATATGTGATTAAGACCAATGATTCTACTGCCCCATCGGACAGTAACGTATTTTCGGCAAAACGGTCACTTGCAACATTATTGAGAAAGGACAAGGAAGACCAGACAAACTATCTCATTAAGCTTCTTGGCGGTATCATATCTCCTTTCCTGGAATCAATTGACTTCGTGACCGGAATGATGGGTGCTGGTATGTCATTCTCTTCAGAAAAGGGCGGCGAGTCTGTCGGATGGATTGACAAACTGTACGTGCGCAAGAAAGCTATCTTCCAGTTACTTTCAATAATGGAGACCGAGCTGGCCGGAGCTTCCTTCATGTTCAACGCCAGCGGGGCCAGAGC